ACAGCGAAAAGCCTGTGAAGAAGTTTTCCGACAACAAAACAGGTGCCGAACGCATCTTGAAACTGGCTCAAGACATTCATGTTGAGTCAACACCCTTTGAACATCTGAATGGAGAAAAGCAGATGAACACCGAAAAACAAAACGATGTCTCGATTCATGTCAAGAGTGCAGACGCACCAAAAAAGCGTGGTCGCAACTCTGGCTTTGAGGGCAAGATGCTGAAGTGCCTTGTTGACAAAAATCCTCGTCGTCAGAACACTCATGGCTTTCACTCTATGGGAATCTTGATCAATGCTGGTGAGCCGGTGAGCTATGAGTCATATGTCGCTCAAGGTGGTCGTCGTCAAGACCTCGCATGGGATGTCAAAAAAGGCTATGTGGAGATTTCAGGATGAGGTCGCTCTTCATCCTACCAATGATTATTCTTTTCACTGGTTGTAGTGGATCGACTAATCAGAAGTTGGTAGTTGATGGCGATGCGATAGCTTTGTCAAGGAATGAGGTCATCAATGGGATTGAGGATTGCAAGACTGTAAATCTTCGTCCGGTTATAATCCATGCAAGAAAATCAGTCAATGGTCGTTTTGTACCAGTTGTGATTGATGTCACTTGCGCACCAAAGTCAGGAGGCTAAATATGAATTCAGGATGGATCTGCAAACTGAATCTGACCCCCAAGCAAGTTTTCATGCTGTGGGAAGGACTCAATCAGACTTGGTTCACGAATGCAAAAAAGGAGCAGCATGAGTTGCTCCGCATTCTCCGAGACCAACTGATAAAGCATGGTGGCAATGCAAACCCAGAGTTGATTGAAAAGACTGATGAGGTTTTGTATGGTCACTGGATGGACAACCGAGAAAGCTACATGGACAAAGGTCTTACTAAAAAAGGCTTCTATGCAGTGAAGAGCAAAAAACGTGAGGAGCTAAACATATGCTGATATACGGAGCAGGGCTGGCAGGATTGCTAGCAGGGAATATGTTAAGGAGCTTCAAACCGGTTATTCATGAGGCTCAAAAAGAGTTGCCAAACAATCATGGAGCTCTGCTTCGTTTCCGCACTGACAGGGTTGGCACAGCTAGTGCCATCCCTTTCAAACAAGTCAAAGTTCACAAAGCAATAAAATATGACGGCAAGATAATAACAAAGCCAAATTTATTCTTTAGCAACTTGTATTCTCAAAAGGTCACAGGATCGATCTTGAGCAGATCAATCAACAATCTTGATCCTGTTGAAAGATACATAGCACCATGGGATCTGATAAGTCAGATGGCAAGGAACTGCGAAATAGAATATCTTGCAAAAATGGATCTTGGTGAGATTGAAGAGATGAGGGAGTGGGAGTCTCACAGACCTATCATCTCAACCATACCGATGCCAGCTCTGATGAAGATCATGAATTGGAAAGATGTGCCTGAGTGGCCACACAGAGAAATATGGACTCAAAAAGCTCGCATTGAATCGCCAAAGTGTGATGTTTATCAAACCATATATTATCCTGATCCAATCATACCTTTTTATAGGATATCAGTGATCGGTGACATTGTCATCTCTGAATTCATACGCAAGCCTGATGGGTCTATTGGTCCGCACATAATGAGTGCCCTGATGGATGACTTTGGAATCAAGCCTGATCAGATTGTTGATATGAAGCAGTCAAGTCAAAAGTATGGCAAGATTGAACCCATTGATGAGGACTTGCGAAAGCAGTTCATCTTTGAGATGACGACCAAGTATAATATTTATTCAGTCGGTCGCTTTGCGACTTGGCGACAACTGTTGCTGGACGATGTTGTTGAAGACATCCAGCACGTTGAAAAGTTCATTCGGGCAAAGTCTGACTATGCTCGTTTGATGCACTCTCAGAAAGGAGAATAACATGAAAGTAAAACTAATCAATGCGACATCAGACGCAGTAAACCTATTGTTGTTCACAAAGAACACTAGGCTGATGAATGACGAAGATGCTTATGACAAAGTATCAAAGTGGGATGAGGAGAAGAAGAAAGCAGAGCTTGACTACATGCTTCAAACAATCAGATCCTCTTGGGAGTTCATTGACTACACATTTGACATCCGTGATGTCAGCAGAGGATTCACCCATCAGTTTGTCCGGACTCGTCAAGCATCATATGCCCAGCAGTCTCAAAGAACAGTAGACATGCATGGCTTCGGATATTACACACCACCTCGCATCTCTGAGAACGAGATTGCCAAGGCTGTTTATGACAATGCTATGGAACAGATCAATGAAGCCTATCAAGCATTGCGTGACATTGTTCCGGCTGAGGATGCACGTGGTGTCTTACCAACAAACATTCATACTAACATTGTAGCAAAATTCAACCTGCGCACACTGAGTGAGATGGCTAAGTCTCGCCTGTCACCCAGAGCACAAGGTGAATACCAAGAGGTGTTTAAGCTCATGGTCGCAGAGGTTGCAAAAGTCCATCCTTGGGCTGTGCCTTTCCTGACGCCAACTGAGTGGGCAGCACCATCAATGTACAAAGCACTCAACAAATAGAGGAGGTGACAGTGCCAAAAAAATCATTTTCTGCTTCTTATGCTCAAGAAACAATCAACAAGGCTCACTACATGAAACAGCTGGGTCAACGTCACGCAACAATCAGGAAAAAGTTGAAGCTGACTCAGAATCAGTTGAGCTATATACTTTACCACAAAACGCCGGATCCTGAGAAAAATATTGTTGCGACTGCACCGGTTGAAAATGCCAAGACTCAAAGAGAGCTTGAAGAGATGTATCAGCAAACTCAAGAAGCTGTGTCATTCGCCAATAAAGTTCTTCGTCGTGTCAAGAAGTTTCTCAGGATGAGAGCTTGATCTGACGAACCAAAAAGAGTAAAGTAAATATACTGAGAAAGGAAAATGAGATGAACATATTTTACTTAGACGACGATCCTGTCGTCGCTGCAAAGATGCACTGCGACGTGCACTCTTACAAAATGATATCAGAGTCTGTGCTCATGCTTTGCAATGCGCATAGGTTTCTTGATGGGGATGAGTATGCCGACGATGTCGGTATGTTCCCAATGGGCTATGAAAATCACCCATGTTCAAAGTGGGTCAGGAAGTCAGCTGCGAACTACAACTGGCTTCTCGTCATGGTCACTCAACTTGCCAAGGAATATTATCAGCGATATGGCTCAAGGAAAAAAGAGCCAGTCAATCACAAACATGCTTCGTTGATACCTGCCCTCAACAAGTTGCCCAACAACATCCCTTTCGCTGATCTGACTGCACCTCATTTGGGCATGCCAGATAAGTACAAGGTCAATGACCCTGTTCAATCTTACCGGAACTACTATGCCGGTGAGAAAATCGGTTACATTCAAAACGGGACATACAAATATACGGAGGCACCAGCATGGCTAACCGCATAATCATATGTGACCTTGACGGGACGATCTCTGATTATGGTCACAGAGTTCATTTGTACAAAGAGCGAAACTACCAAGCATTCAATGCTGCAGGCATCGATGACAAGCCGGTTCAGAATGTCTGCAACATTTTGCGAGGTCTTAAAGACAAAGAGACTTTCATAGTCATCATGACTGCAAGAGATGAGTCTCATCAGGCTGACACTGAAAAGTGGTTGAGGCTGAATGAAGTTCCTTATGATGCACTGATAATGCGTGATGAGGGAGATGACTCATCTGATGATGTTTGCAAACGCAGACTCATGGAAAAGCACATCCCGAACTATGAAGACATTTGGTTCGTGCTTGAGGACAGAAAGTCAGTTGTTGATATGTGGAGAGGTGAAGGCTTGACCTGTCTGCAAGTTGCTCCAGGAGATTTCTGATGGTTGATATTAGAATAATCGGGAACGACATAGAGGTGAACAGGGAAAAGGTTGCTCGCATATTTGATGTCAGACCAACATTGCTTGATCAGCTGAAAGATGCGATAGACAGAGCAAGCATACCTGAAGAAGAAATACAAGCCAAGATAGATGAGGCTTATGAAAAAGGATATGAGGAAGGAGAAGAACATGGCACGGAAAAAGGTCGTCAAGAAGGATACGAACAAAGAGAGTCTGAAGAACAAGCACCCGATTGATTGCATCGAGGAAGCTCTTCGTACTTTCAAACAACGCAACAAGCAATATGGCGACAACTACCTGACCCATGGCAAAGTGATGACTGCTCTGTTCCCCAACGGCATCAAGCTTCAAACAGTTGAAGACTGGAACAGATTTGGGATCCTCAACATGATTGTTGCCAAGTTGACCCGATACGCTCAGAACTGGCCAAATGTCAGCGAGAGCACTATTGATTCGGTTCATGACACAGGTGTGTATTCATTCATGCTTGAGGCTCTTGACTCAAACAAGCTGGGGGAACAAGATGATAGTGTTTGACCTAGAGACCACAGGTCTGCCCAAAGCCGAAGGCTCTGACCTAGACATTCAACCTCGCATCATTGAGTTTGGTGCTATCAAGCTTGATGGCACTCTCAGAGAGATTGATAGGATAGAGTTCTTCTGCAATCCTGGGCACCAGCTTGATCCACAAATAACTAAGATCACAGGCATCTCAGATGATATGCTGAAAGATCAAAAGCCATTCATAGCGAGCTACTACAAATTGTGTGATTTCTTTTTGGGAGAAAAAACAATTGTCGCTCACAACTTGCCTTTTGATCGTAAGATATTAAAATTTGAATTGGAGCGACTTGACAAGCTAACAAAGTTCCCATGGCCATATGATCACATCTGCACAGTTGAGATCGGTGAGTCTGTTTGGGGCAAAAAGAGAAAGCTCGGAGATATACACGAAGAGCTTTTCGGAACGAAGATTGATGGAGCGCACAGATCAATCATTGACGTTGAAGCAACAGTGCGCATAATTGAATGGTACGCAAAGGAGGGGCATATATAATGGATCCGTTTATTTTAGGAATCATATTGGGCTTGCTAAAAGTAGCGATATCGTAATGTTGAACATACGCACAAGAACAGAATATTGTTTTCGCAAAGCCTATGGACCACTGCAGAAAGTCATTGACTCTGTCGGTGGTTCAGCTATCGGCATCTGC